AAATGAAACACTTTTACCATTATTCAAAAGGAAATTGATTAGTTATGTTAACCAAGTACAGATGTTAGAAAACTACAAAAAGAACAAGGAACAATTAAATTCTTAATATGGATAAAAATTTTGACAAATTAATTGAAAAATTAATTAAGGATCTACCAAATGATATGGAGTTAGGTAGAGAAATCAGAAAGGCATATATTAAAAATGTAAAAGAAAAAAAATCCGAAACCCTTAAATCTAATTTAAATGGGATTCAATAAAAGAATTTTCACAAAAGAACTTATTATAAGACACATTTATGATATTGAAAGATATCTAAGTGTTGATGCGGCATTTTTGAGAGATGATTTCTCAAGAGATGTTTATAGAATGCATAATGAGGGAAAATCAAAAGAAGAAATAATAAAATACATAAATGAAAACAAATGAAAATTAAGTTAGAGTATGTTTGGCTTGATGGATACAAACCAGAACCAAACCTTAGAAGTAAAGTTAAAATTGTTGAAAGTGAAGTTCCTATGGAATTAAAAGATATTCCGGTATGGAATTTTGATGGATCATCCACTTCTCAAGCGGAAACAGGTAATTCGGATCGTCTTTTAAAACCTGTTAGACAATATACAACCCATGGATTCCCATTCATAAATGATACTGTGTATGTGTTATGTGAAGTATTAAATCCTGATGGTACACCACACGAATCAAATAAAAGATCTCAGATTGGAGATAACTTTGAAGATCTTTGGTTTGGTTTTGAACAAGAATACTTTATTCGTGAAGAAATTAACGGAAACATTTTAGGACATAAAAGAAACATTCTTAAAGGTCAGGGTGAATATTATTGTGGTGTGGGTCATAATGTTGTTGGTCGTGATTTTGTTGAAGAACATTTAGAAATGTGTTTAAACTACGGAATTGATATTACCGGTATAAATGCTGAAGTTGCTTTAGGCCAGTGGGAATATCAAGTATTTTCAAAAGGAAAACATAAAGGAGGAGATGATCTCTGGATGACTCGTTACTTCTTATTTAAGATGGGGGAAAAATACGGATATCATATTGAACTACATCCAAAACCATTAACTCACGGAGAATGGAATGGATCAGGACTCCACACAAATTTTTCAACAGATATGATGAGAAACGAGGGGAATGAGAAATATTTTATGGCTTTGTTTAATGCATTTGAATCAAGACACCAAGATCATATTAAAGCGTATGGGTCCAACAACAACCTTCGTTTAACTGGTGAGTATGAAACTCAATCAATTGATAAGTTCAGTTGGGGTGTGTCTGATCGAGGAGCGTCAATTAGAGTTCCACAAGATACCGCAAAAGAATGGAAAGGTTATGTTGAAGATCGTAGACCTGGATCAAACGCGGATCCATACAAAATTATTCGTGAGATTGTTAAATCATTAGACACCACTAAACAAATCTATGAAATGAAAGATATAATGACTAGATTTGTTGATATGGATGGTTTAAGTGGTAAGTACAATGCCATATCAAATGAAGAATTATTAAAAGAATATAGAGAGGAGGAATAATAATGGATAATTTAAAAGTGTGTTTATGTGGGGGTACAGGACCTTGTCAGTGTCCTCCACTAAAAGTAGAACAAGTTAACCATCCACTACATTATGGTGGAGTAAACAATCCTTACGAAGCCATCAAGGTAATAGATGCTTGGGGATTAGGATTTAGTTTAGGTAATACAGTAAAATACATTTCAAGAGCCGGAAAGAAAGATTCGGATAAAGAATTACAAGATTTAAAAAAGGCATTATGGTACTTACAACACCATATTAAAATGTTAGAAAATCAAAATGGATAAAAAAACTAAAAAAGTATTAGAAAAAGAGATTGTTGTTTTAGATGCGATAACAAGTCCGGGGGAACTTATAAGAGAAACTTTAATTAATTTTACTTGGGGATTATTAGGGAACTCCGTAGTGGTTTTTGTTTCTAAAGAAATGGATTTCATGGTTTTAATTAACTATATTTTATACTACATTTTAATATCATATATTGTGAATAGAAAAAAATACGAAACCATGTTAGGTAAGTTTATTGTACTTCCTGGATCGGCAGCAATCGGTGCTTATACGGGATACAAAATTGCACAATTAATTTCAGGAACATTATGAAAATAGTAGTAACGGGAGGGGCGGGTTTTATAGGTTCCGCATTTATAAATCACTTATTAGATAACTTTGAATGTGATGTTCTTTGTATTGATAAACTGACTTATGCTGGTAAAAGAGAAAATATCAAACATAATGTTTCGTTTCTACAAAAAGATATTTGTGAGGTGACGGCAGATCAACTTGGTGAATTTGATTATATTGTTCATTTTGCTGCGGAATCTCATGTAGATAATTCAATTAAAAATGGGTTACCATTTGTTAGAACTAATGTGGAAGGAACATTCAATTTGTTGGAGATTTCAAGAAAGAATAAAAATCTTAAGAAATTTATTCACATCTCAACTGATGAAGTTTATGGGGACATGGATGATCATTTTGCAATAAACCATACTGCAACAGAGGAGAATAAGATTAAACCAAGTTCCTATTACTCATCAACTAAGGCAGCTTCTGATATGTTAGTTATTTCCGCAAATAGGACATATGGGTTACCATACTTAATCACAAGAACTTGTAATAATTTTGGGGAACATCAATTTGAAGAGAAATTCCTCCCAACAATTACAAGATCAATTAATGAGGGTAACTCAATACCTGTTTATGGTGATGGAAAACAGGTAAGGGAATGGATGTATGTGTATGATAATGTAAAAGTAATATGTGACCTAATGTTTGATGATGAGGTTATAAATCAAATTTTTAACATTGGAACACGTTTTAGATTAACTAATTTAGATATTATTAAAGAAATAGGTATTATTTTAAATAAAGATGTTAAAATAAAACACGTTGAGGATAGATTAGGTCATGATAAGAAATATGGTTTAAATACCAATAAAATGGATAACTACTATAAAAATAAACATGGACAAATACCTGAATTTTTAAATTTAATAAACTATCTAAAAAAAATTTACGGAAATGAAATGGGATAGGAATGAATGGCAAGGAAGATCGGAGGAACAGGTAAAACGTAACTATAAAGTATTTGGAATGGGTATTATAAGTATTTTTGTTGTTACCACTGGACTTTTAATTATTTATTTATTATTATTATAAAAAACAAAAAAAAGAAATGATAGAAACAGGAAAAATAATAAATGGGGATTGTGTTGAGGTAATGAAAACACTACCTGAAGGAACGGTAGATCTGATTGTAACGTCTCCACCTTATGGGGTTGGCATTGCGTATGATGTTCACGAAGATGATGTTGAATTTGATGAATATGTTGAGTTTGCAAAAAATTGGTTAACAGAAGCGTATAGATTATTAAAAGATGATGGAAGAATCGCTTTGAATATTCCATATGAGATTAATCGTCAAAAAAAAGGAGGTCGTATCTTTTTTGTATCTGAGATGTGGCAAATTATGAAAGAGATTGGTTATGGGTTCTTTGGAATCGTTGACCTTGAAGAACAATCACCACATAGAAGCAAGACAACGGCTTGGGGATCTTGGATGAGTCCTAGTTCACCATATATCTATAACCCAAAAGAATGTGTTATCTTAGCGTATAAGAAACAACACATCAAAAAAGTTAAAGGTCAACCACAATGGACCGGAGTTCCAACTGATATTGAACAGGAAGATGGAACATTAAAGAAAAAAGTAGTTTATGAAGAGGAAGATAAGAAAGAGTTTATGGAGCTTGTTTTTGGTCAGTGGAATTATTTTGCAGATACAAAATCACTCACCAAGGCGACCTTCTCAATGGACATCCCAACGAAAGCAATCAAAATATTGTCCTACAAAAACGATGTAGTATTAGATCCGTTTGCGGGATCTGGAACAACTTTAGTGGCGGCAGAAATATTAAATCGTAGATGGTTAGGAATTGAATTATCACCTAATTATATGGAAATTGCTTTAGAAAGAGTTAGTTTATTTGCGAATCAGAAATCACTCTTTGATCAAAATTGAATCTCCCTCGGTGATATCGTATTTGATACAATCACCACCATTGATCTCTAAGATCATATCACCAACACCTTCATAGTGGGAACATTTCGTATTGTCTTGTTCCCTACATGGAGGACAGTCACTGTAAATTTTTTGAATTTTACCGTCTGATATGTAAATGATGTCTAAAGAAATCAAACAATCTTTCATCCAAAATGAATGATAACCTTCATTCATTACAAATAACATTCCATTAAATGTGTCATTAAATTTTTTACCTTTCATCCCTTCTTGAATGTCTTTATCAGTTATTGCTGATTTGACATTAAAAAGATTATTGTTTATTATTATTTCCATATTTATAAATATAGGAGGTATGAAGAAAAATAAAAGATTTTCCGGTATATTAGTTAAATGTAATGATAAGGTATTGTTGTGTAAGAGAAGTAATGATAATACTTTACCTGGCGTTTGGTCAATACCTGGTGGTGGGATAGAAGATGGGGAAAGTCCTGAAGATGCTGCTCGTAGAGAGTTTTATGAAGAAACAAATATCAAAGTTGATGGTAATTTAGATTTAGTTGGATTTATTGATCGTTATAATAAAGACGGGACTTATTTAAAAGGATTTATGTATGTGTACTCTTTAGAGGTGGATGAAGAGATTTATCCCGATTTAGAAAACGCAGTTGATGGTGGAGAACATACTGAATGTGGTTACTTTGGTATTAATAATTTACCATTGGATAAAAAAAATGATGAATTTTATAATATTATTGTAAATAATTTAAAATAAAATTGAATTTTGGTAAATAATGGTATATTTATATCATACAAAAACAACCAAAATCCCCCTTCTCAGTTATTTAATGGTTAATCAAAACATAATCCCATAATTTTTTTAAAAAAAAAGTTGTGGGATTTTTTGTTTTTGTTTGGCAGTTTAAAAAATAGTATTACCTTTGTAGTGTAATTAAAAACATAAACAATTATGACAACTACAAAAACCAACACAATTATCACAGTTAATGAAGGAACAATGGCTGGTGACGTATTCTACGGATCTTTTAGTACAATCGTTAAAAACAAGGTACATAAGGTACTAGTTACTAATCATCTTAAAGATGAGAATCAAGAATATGAATTCCGTATCGCGGGAAAATGTAGAGCAGGGTTTATTAGTATCCACGATACTAAAGGAACACCTTCTAGTGTTATTCGTGGGTATAAGAAAAATGTATTAGTTAACATCCAAATGAAAAATGAGTTTGGTCATTGGATGAATGTTTATACTACTAAAGGTGGTAAGTGGTTTTCAATAGATAAAGGATTCTTGGAAACATTAACTGTAGGGACTATGAGAGA